CACAGTCGGTACTTTCGCCACCATCACCACCAAGCAGATACGGCTTACCTAACTGTTCATTAACCGCACTATCAAGTGCAGCTATATTTAAATTTCCGCCTTGCCCTGCTTTAGGTAGACTAGCAATAAACGCATCAGCACCTTTTTCGATACTTGCATCATCTTCACCATAGGTATCTACATCACCTACAATACGTTTATCGATTGTTTGTTGTGTATTTACCTTATCGATGGCTACTGCAGCTTTAGATAATATTCCCTCACTCACACCCATTTCTCGTAGTGCTGCGATTGTTTGTGGACCTGCGGTAATATCATTTCGTGTTACTGTTTCATCGATAATTGCAGCGCCTACTCTATCAGCTACTTCTTGATATTTAGCTTTTACAAACTCTTCGCCACGTTCACCATACATAGTTTCGATGCTACTCTTAATGGTGCTTAGTGAATTAGATACAATGTTAGGGTTGTTATAGCCTAGTACTGCAATCTGTTCAGATGATTTCACATTGTTATTGAATGTTACATCCTTGTATTTTTCACGTTCAGAGCGCTCATGTACTTGTACACGCATATTATTTGCGTGATAATCTTTATCCGCCATTTGAAGAAATCGCTCACGCAATCGTTTGTTATTAGGTAGATTGCTTAACACCTCTTGTCTGATGTTATATTCACTTTCATTAAATAGTTGCGTTACATTAGCAGCGCCATTTAACTCTTTATGTAAAATACCAGTTTCTTTATTGGTCAATTCATGCGATATACGATTTTTATAATCTGTTTCAGCATTCATGTATGCGATATTTAAATCTTCATCAAGTCGCTTTTGCATCTGTGTGTTAATGTTATCAATGGCACTAACTACACTTTTCAAGCCTTGTTGATTACCGCCAAACGCTAATTCATTGCCAGTAGCTTGCACACCACCACTAATTGTATTTAGTTTTTGTTCGCCATTGTAATTAACAAACCGCATTAGATACCCCACTTATTACTTCTGATAGTATTTCTTACAAACCTACCATCTCTAACCAAGTTAGATTGTTGAGATGCTTTTAAGCTAGGTGAATAATATCCACCGCTATTACTACTACCGCCATACTGACCTTTTAAACCATAGATACTAGATGCACCACTCAATATCGTACCTAGCATAGCCATTCTAGTTTGTGATTTAACATTGCTTGCTGCTGCTCGTGCGGTGCTTGCCTCGTTGCGGTAGTTCATGCCATTAAGGTATTCATTGTAGATACTGTTATTCTTGTTAGTTTCCCAATTCTGAATATCTTTGTTGTATTCGTCATAGCTAGATGCCATAAGTTGTAATGGTGTACCGCTCATAGTCAAGCCACTAGCACCAGTTTCTGCCACGTTCTGCCCTTGTATAAGTCGCATCTTATCTGACATTTTATCTCGCTCTTGCAAGGCTTGGTCTGCGATTTGCTCTTGCTTGCGATCACTTATTCGTGCGTTCGCCTCTGCTACCCTTGCTTGTTGTGCGTACATTGCAGCTTGCGCCTTACCTTGTTGATGTTGAGTAAACAACGTACCAACCATGCTTGCTGCAGTTAATGCAATAGGGTTACACATTCGCATCCCCCTTTCTCAATGTGAATAAAACCATATCCCCATCGTTAATATCGTAATGAATAACCGCACCTAAAGATTTTAGCCATCTAATGGTGCGGTAATTTTCTTTGTGTATGTAATTAAAAAGTACTTCCCTAGTTTGTAGCCATTCCCCAATGATATTTCTACTAACTTTTATAAATTGCTTTTGCAATGTCAAACTACGTTCAAAATCTTTACTCCCCAAAAAGTAAATGCAATGCATACCATTAAGTGCAGTTTTTGATACCCCATACACACATAATGGCTTGTCATTATCAATAACAATACGACTTTGATAATCTTCCCCAAGAATATCGTTCACAAAGTCATTTTCGCCATAGTTTGATTTTTTTCGATTGATATATTTAACCTCTAAGGCATCTATCGAACGTAAGTTGATGTATAACTCACGAATTAACGAAACGTGCTTAGATGGGCAAATATTACATTCCATGAACATTTGGGAAACCACCGCCAATTTCTACCTCTCTTGTAACCGCTAACAGGTTAAATGGGAAAGGTTTTGAGTGCTTTATACAGATTTCTGTATTAGTATTAACACTAGTTGCTATCTTAGGTAGTACTATTACAGTATCACCAGTAAATAGCGATTTAGGTTTTAAGATTAAATCATCTACATCATCAAATGTTTTGCCTACGCTACCACCATATGAACGATATAACCGCAACGCAACTCGTGTTATAGTTACCAATCTACATTGCAATGTGCCATCATTTATTTGTTGCTCTACGCTAGGTATTTTGATTTTAGTAGTATAAGGTAAACCAACAGTAATTACATTTGCTTTACCATCTAATTTAATAACACCAGTTGGTGGTACTACTCTAGATGGCATCTGTTGTCCATCAACCACTATGTCTACCATTTGCCCTACTAGATGAGGTGCGTTGATGTAATCAGTCTTAATTGAATTAGCGACCTTTACATAGCAATCTAGGAACACATCAGAGTTATCCTCTGTGTACAATGGAATACTACGTTCAATACATTTCACACTCTTATTATTAATCACACGATCTACTACAAAATAGATTGTGTCTTGTTCGCCCTCTGCCACGCTCTCTACATATCTGTATTTACCATTTGTAACAAAGTGCGACCAACCATATACCTTTTGTTCAGGAATATAGGTTAAACAATTCAACTGTCCATCATCTCGAACGTAGTAAATAATACTGTCAGGGTCTTGTGCATAAGCACTAGTTACTGCCACATGACCTTTAACCAATGTTTTAACAAACAATGTAAGGTCTTGCCCTGTGTAGTTGTCGCTCTCGTAAGAGTAACCCATATCACGAACAGTACCGCCACGCTCTTGAACGAACACACAACGATTACCGATAAACTGCGGTTCACATTTCAATGCACCGCGTTGTGTTTGTGTTTTCAAATAGCAGTTAGTAGGTGTAATAGTTTTACTACCATCTACTATCCATTCATTACCGCTTGTGAGTACGATTAAGTCATTCGCTGGTACAAGGTGTCTAATTTCATACATCTTGCGGTTGATTACTGGTAGTGTAATTGCACTATCATCTGTGATTGTACCGCCTACCTTTTCAACCCCAAAGTTAGGATAATCACCAGTTCTACTAAACCAAATGAAGTTAGGTTTGCTATCAGTTGCAGCTACTACGAACCTATCTTGATAGAATGTGCATAACTTTGGATAACCTCTACCCCTATTCCAACTGCCTAACTTCCATTGGTGGCTAGGTTCACCCTCTTTAATACCATTCAGAACATTAACCTTTGCATTCTTAGCATCGGTTACGCTTTTAAGCTCAACGATACCATATTGAGTGAATGGCATGATAGATAAGTCGCAATTTACAGAACCGCCTTTAATATCCGATACATATTTAAGCCTTGCTCCAGCCTCTATCTTACCTGTATCAGTTACGTTGTAGTCATTCTTAGAGGTGTATGTTCTGTAATCTTTCCATGTTTGACCATCGTTGTTAGAAATCTGTAATTTGACTGTACCTTCCCATGTACCATGCGTTGTGAATTTCCACGATAACTCTGTATCAGTACTAAACGTGCCAACATTGTAATTGATATTGTTATAGGTATTTTCTGTGGTTTGCCCTGCATATGCTCCACGTTTTACTTTTTTCTCTACCACTTCGCCAGCTGACTTAGTGTGTACCGCCTCTACATAGTAGGCAATTTGAATTACACTACCTACCATGTCTTGTGTGAAAAGGTCTTTTGTAGATGTGATCGTATCACCATTAACAGTTAATGTGTGTCCATTATCCGTGTTGATTTCATCGTAAGGTTGTTCAGTCAGTTTGTAAGCACTCAACCGCCAGTCAGTATCACTATATCGTGATAGCGTTTGAATAGGGTACTTACCACTACAAATGAACATTACATCGCCACTTTGGATGCAGTTTAATTCGCCTACAACGTCCGCCTCAAATGGTGTCGCTACTTCAACATTTGTATACACACCATTCCGCCACACCCTAACATATCTATCACCAAATTCAAGCATGAATGATTGGTTCTTGTTCGTAGTAAATTCAAACAGTCTAACTGGTTTATCATTATGTTTAGCATAGCCAATAAACTGTGAACCTTGCCTACGTGCTACCGCACCATAAGGTCTAATAACCGCATTTTCAGCAAGTAGTAATGCACTTTTATATTGTTCTAAGTCAAATCGACTAGATACATCAGGCGATACCTCGCCTGTAGTAAATGCGACTTGTCCGATAAACATCGGTTGCATATTACCAACTCCTTGCTTTCAAATAGCTAGATACATAAGGCATATCTAGTCTACGTTCTTTAGCACTCATAGATTTTGCCTCTTGTAATGCTGCTTGATATAACTTGTACGATTGGTCAAACAAACCACTATTGCCAGTCAATGGCATAGCTAAATCAGATGCCATCTTACACACCAACGCTTTAACGAATATAGGGTTCATTACATCAGCATCGGTAATATCGTACACATAATCAATGTGCATCAAAAGTACATCAGATACGATGTACTTTGTATTGTTATCAGTCAAATAAACATCATATTCACGTTGCTTTTCCGCTCGGTATCGTTCACCCTGTGGAATTACCGCAAGGATGCGAACACACTTTTCAGGGTAAGCATACACATAATCCCAACCATCAATCTTGTGTTCAGATAGTACCGCACGTTCACGCTTTCGTGCAAAGTTCCATTCAAACTGTTCCAACAATACTCTACGTGTTAGATCATAATGCAATCTACATTGTCTAGCAGGTTCTGTTTCTTCCGTCATGGAACGTATTCGCCCTGCATTGATAAGAGATAATGCTTGATTACAGATGTCAGTAGGTGTCATATTTCCACCTTTCTATAAAAAAAGAGGGATGCATAAGCACCCCTCGTTCAATTATTCAGCAGTTTCTTCCGCTTTCTTACCAGTTTTCTTGGTTGTAGTTTTCGCCTCTTGGACTTCCTCTACTTCTGCGGTTTCTTCTGCACCAACAGTTTCGAACAAATCTTTGAAGTAGTCTTTATCGTATTCAGCTACTTCTTCTTTTGTAAATTCAACTGTTGTTCCCTCTTCAATTAAACCCTTTGTATTATGATAAAGGGTTACTTTTGCAACGTATTCCATATTATCCACCTTATTTAATATTAATGCCACTTGTTAAGAATGCGGAGATTTGACCGCCAGTCATGTTATTTGCGTTTACTTTGATATATTTCTTAGCACCATTAGCCAAACGCACTTTGTATTCTGTACCAGCTGGAGCATTAGCAGCCATAGTAATGCCATGTAATAATACCGCATTAGCCATGTTTTCAGTATCAGATGTATACACATTAAATAAAGGTGTGCCTGTTACTGTTTTATCGATGCGAATTACAAGGAATAAGTTAGGGTCAGCATCGCCACCATTACCATTCATCACTACATCGGAGTTAGTGTTTGTTGTAATGTCTTTTTTGAAAAAGAATGTATTTTGAGTATCAATAATCATATATATTTATCCCCCTATTAATTAAGCAGTAACTCGTGCTTCTGTGGAAAGCAATGCATCGATTTTACGTACTGGAATACCATTAGCACGTGTAACCATTTTGCCCATTTCCATATCTTCTGTGATTGTAGAACCATGCACTTTGTTCTTTTGCAAACGTAAGAATGTACGCAATTCTTGGTTCATGTACCATACAGGACGGCAGCCAGTAAGAGATTGCATTTTTTCTTCTGCACGGATCATCAAATTAATCAAATTAGGACCTGCGGAAATATCTTCCTTAATGGATTTCATATCGATATTTGCGATACGTACAACATAGCGCCAATCACGAACACACAAACCGATGTTTTGTTCAAAGTGAGTGCGATATGCCTCGAATAAAGAGCCATCAGGCTTAGTGATTGTTGTTTTACCTTTATCTTCTTGTTGCAAGCCAGCCTCTGTACCACGTGGATAGATACCATGTACAGTAAGAGGACCCCAACCTACAAGCCACATAGATGCAAGGTTTGCAGTACCACCAGCATCGATAATGTTTTTAGCACTATCAGCTTTCTTAGGGTCTAATGTATTAAAACGTGCGGATAAGCCAACAAACTTTTCAGGTGTACTTTCATCACCATAGAAAAGTGTACGTGCGATTTCTTGCCCCATAGCCTCAACGAATGCAGCATCTTCTGTAGCACGGAACGCTACAGGGTCATTAGACAATTTAATCAAATTAGCATCTACTTCGGAGTAAGCCTCTAGCATACCGCAAGTATCTGTAATTTGTTTTGTAGTAGATTTAGATGGTTGTACACCGCCATAAAGCATCCGCCATGTAGCATCAGGCAAGCCAGTACGTACTGTTGTTTTGTTAGATGTACCATCATTACATTCAATCATTGTCATATCTTGAATGATTTCGTTAGATTGGTTTAATTGTTCGATGATTTGTGCGATTTTTCCGTTAGGATCCATACGCTTTTGCAAATCAATTAAAGTAGGGTTTTGTGTTCCGATTGTAGTCATAAATTATTTTCTCCTTTTATTTGAACATACTCGGATATAAGTTTCTTCTGATTGCATCTTCTGACTGTGTACCACCAGTTGGTTGACCGCCACCAGCGTTATTATCTTCACCAGCCATACCAGCAATCTGTGCGAATAGTTGGATAATTTCTACACGATTACCTAAGCCATTTTCTGCTAGTAACTCACGAATATTAGGAATTGCCTTTTCCACAACTTCAACACCAGTTGCAGCTTTACCAACTGTTTCATCATATTTATTGCCTAATACCTCTTTGGTGTGTTCTGCGTAACCTTTATACTGTTCAATCAAAGCATCTTGTCTTTTCTCTTCATAAGCAGTTACAAGGTCAGTAGCGTACTTATTACCAAACTTAGCCATCTCGACTGCTTGGTCTTGCGTAGCACCTACGCTATTGAGTAGCTTAGAAAAGTCAGCTGCGATTGTTTGGTCTACTTCGCCACTATCAAAGGCTTGTGTAAAGTCATACACAGTAGGTTCTGTAGGTGGTTCTTGGTTGCCGCTTGTGTCAGCACTACCACCGCCTAAGATTGTGTTTTGGGTATTCGTGTTAGCATCCGTAGTAGGTGTACTACTATCTGCACTCGTTGTGTTATCATTCGTGCCTTGCGTTAAATCTTCTACCATAGTCATTCACCTTTTTCCTCTAAATTTTTAAATAGTTTTTGTTGATTGATATATTCCAGTTGTGCTTGGTGGTATTTGAGTACACCCTCAACACCATCACCGATAGCACCAAGCATTTGCATATACTTTAGACCTACACTTCTTTTTCCCTCGTTGAAAAAGGTTTCTGAATTGCCAGTAAACGAACGCTTTAGAATGTCCGTATTGTCTAAAAGCCTACAAAAAAACCACCTACCAAGTTCAGTACTTAGTACGTGGTTAAGTGCATCAATATCACGATCACGAATATAATCTTGTTTAGTTTTCATCTACACCCCCATACCCATTAACTGTTGCATTACTGGGTTTCCGTCATTGGCTGCATCTGTTGCTTGTTTAGCAGCACCAGCCATTTGAGGTGCTAATTGTGCCATTTGTAATGCTTGTGCTTGTTCCTCTTGCTCTTGTTGTGCTTGTTGTTGTTGCTCCATAATTTGTTGGTACTCATCATTAGAACGAATAACCCTAGCTGGTACACCAAGATTTACACCATATATGTCCGCTGCCTCTTCAAAGTTGAATTTCTGAACGATGTTCGCATTACCCTGTGCTAATGACATTATGAAAGCATAGTACTGTTCAATATTCACCAATGAAGACATTTTCTGTGCTTGTGCTAATGGAGATATGTATTCTATCTTTACATCCATTCCGTTTAGCATTTCAGCAGTTTGTTCATCGATTGGTGGAAATATTCCAGCCCTATCTAAGATGCCATAAGTACGTTCAATGATTGGGTTTAAAAACTCACTTTGTAAGCGTTCAACTACAGGGCCTAACTGTTGCATTTTTTCTTGTGTGCGTTCCATAACCTCACGTGCGGTCATTTGTCCGCTATCAATGTTATCAAGCATCAAGAATAGGTCAGCACTATAGGCACGTTTTATACTTTCAGATACGAATTGTATCTTAGCTTGTACGTTTGCAACATCAATGCCTACATTGAATATTGGTTCAACCTTACCGCCAGTATCAACTTCCGTTACACCGCCCGGAAATAGATTTACACTACCAATTACATCAGATGTAGCACTCATAGGTGGTTTAATGCCTAATTCAATAGCCGTTACTAAATCTTTTTCAAGTAACTGTAGCATCTGTGCATCTGACTGTGCGAACCATGCACACCCTTTACCATAACCGCTTAGATCATGAGTGGTGTGTCTAGCAATAGGAATAGACCATTCCTCAAAGCCACTATGTCTTAGTACTTCATCGGAGTTGCTCCCCTCTATCCAATAGATAGATGAGTAAGGCATATTCTTATTGCCTAGTTTTCCGTTGCGGTCTTTATTAGGTGTTACCAACCAACACACAACATGAGTTGTTGCATTACCTTTGCCATCATCAAATTCACGTTTAACTTGTTCAGTACAAGCATCATACCCAAACTCTTCAACAAGCTGGTCTGCGGTCATGCGGTATTTTCTACCAAAGGTGTTTACCTCACCATTACTACCACACTCTAATGCATATGTACCGATTGGATAAGATGTGAACCTTACACCAAACTTAGGGTCAGGCATAATAGACATAGGTGCTTGTCCAAATGGTAGTTCCATATAGGCTTGATGCACTACGTTGTAGAAATTAGATTTAGCGAATACTGCGTACAAAATCTCTTCACGTTCATCTAATACCTTACTAACATCACTATTAGCTGCTAGGTCGGTATTCTCTAATGTCAGCTTAAACCATTTACGGCTAGGCGGTGTCATGCCACTCATTACACCTGATGCGAATATTTGGCAACTTTCCCAAGCCACACCATTATTTATTTTGTCGGTGTAGACTTTCGATTGGTCTTGTTCATCGTCAAACAGTCCAAGGAAAGGTAGTTGATAATCTCGAATATCTTTCCACTTAGCAACGTACTTTTGACGATTGTTGAACATAGCATTAAACTTTTCCTTAATTTTCGTGTAATCACTTTTCTTAGGCATCGCATTTGTCGGTTGTCTAGCAAGCGTTGATAGGATAGTTCCTTGCATCATTAACCCCCTAATGTGTTCTTAGTGCCAGTTGTTGCCGTGGAAAGAATTGTGCTTTCATAACCACGTTTGCCTTTACGCTTTTTAGCATACCAATCTTCACCAGTCATTGTAGTTGCATCATCTGTTTGTACAGTTGGTGCAGGTGCTGGCATTGGTGTATCAGGCATCTTATTTTTCATGCACATTTAATCACCCCTTATCGTTTAAATGGATCATACTCTGTATTAGCATGAACCCTACTCCCTACATTCACTTTTTTATTGACCCTGAACGCAAAGGTCAAGGCTAATGCATCGCCTTTATTCGGAGATGGTAACCCTCGTTCTTTCATATCTTTCTTGCTTTCAAGTTGTATTCGTCCATTCTTATCGATGATAGCCTCAGGACTTGTTATATCATCATATAAGCCTTGGTCTGTAGGTGGAATAGAACCGCCCTCTTTTAGCCATTCTT